ATTATTGGAACTCATTTTGGGAATATAATTATACATAATGTAATTATAATATGTTTTTTAAATCACTTTTTTCCGAATTAGAATATTTTGGGAATCATGTAGTATCGGACTTTCTTGCTATACTCTTTCCATAATTGCCCGTATTTTTTTACGCATTTTTCTTCGTCGCGGAATGTTCTATGGACGAGAAGTATTATGATATAGGCGAGGTATGCGAGGGGTGGTAATTTGAGGGCGACCCCACACCAACACGCCGACAGACCGATTTCGAAGACGTAGTTAATGTGGCGACTTACTCCCCACCAACCACTCGTCAGTAATTTCCTTCCCTCACCCCTATCCGAAATATATTCCGCTTTTTTGCCCCATATTATCGCCCCGTTATCTTTCTTGAATGCCTCCTTTTGCGCATCGACGTCGTAATTGAGCCATATAAAGGCGACCCCGAGCGCTAAAAATAGAGCGCCTACACCAAAAGGAATCTTCGATGGGTTATTTGCTAAATAGTAGGAGGCGAATGTGTAAAAGGCGGGGACGAATACGATACAGCCCCAGCATATGTAATATCCGGCGCGGTCGAGTGTTATATCGAGTGTGTTGAAGTATCCGGTTTCCCAGAAGAAGAATTTTGCGATATATAGTGATTGGAGGATGAATGAGACGGCCATTGCGGTATTGAGACCGTAATTATAATAGCTGAAAAAGGCGAATATTGTGATGATGATTTGCCATCCTATCATACCAAAGCGACAGTTGGTGAGTTGTTTGACATCGACGCCTCCCACTGTGGGATGGAATGAGAGTCCTCTATAAAAGCGGAACACATCGGAGTATCCTTTTTTATCGTCTTCATCTTTATCCCAGTAGGTATTGCGGTCTTTGAAATATAGATAGAATACAAATATGAATCCGAAGATTGCGAATGTGATAATTATTGAGATGAAATTTTCGGTAAATTTGGTGGGAAATGTGGGGACAAAGAAGCAGATAAGTCCGGTTATAACAGTTGTTATTGCCCAGAAGATGAATCCATTTCCTTGATATTTGGGTGTTATTCCGTCGAGGTTGGTTGGTCCTTTGAAGTTTTTGGGGAAGAATTTGATGGAGGAGTATCCCCATAATAGGAGAACTATTAAAACACCAAGAGAGAATGTATTTGGGTATATATTTTTAGAAGATGTAGTTGCGTATTTTTTGAGAAGGAGGATTAATAATATTGGGAGGATAATCATGAGTGTTAGGGGAGCTATATAATTTTTTATAATTGATACATTTTCTACTTTTTCTACTCTTTCAATATTTTCCATATTTTTGTTTATATAATTTTAATATAATCTAAACAAAATTATGACAGAAATTGTAGAAAATTTAAAAAATGAATTATCATCAGTCCCATTTTTTTCAAGAGTTTTTTTAAATAAAGAAAAAGATAGGATAATTATATGGAATGATATTGATATACAGCAATCATATAAATTAAATTCACAAATAGATATTAATCAGATTATGGAAGATATCACTCATAAAATAAAAAAAAAATACAAAATTCAAAATAATATAGTATCGGTAATTATTCCAAATTATAATAATGAATATTTCATAAAAGAAGCAATCTCTCGTATATTAAAAAGCACGTATAAAAATATAGAAATTATTATTGTTGATGATAAATCGACAGATAATTCAGTAAAAATAATAGAAACAAATTTTAAAAATGAAATAGAAAGTAAAAAAATACAATTACTAATAAATAAAGAAAATTACGGGACATATTATTGTAGAAATAAAGGGATACTTGTTTCAAAGGGTTCTTTTATTTTTTTTGTAGATGGAGATGATTATATTCAGCCGAAATTAATAGAGCGTATGTATAATTGGTTGAGTAATCCAATAAATAAAGATAATTGGGCCTATCAGAGACCGTTTTCAAGAATACATATAAATGAAAAATATGAAATAATAAAACATGTTATGACACCATATTATATAACTATGTTTCGACGCAAACTTTATAATTATATTGGATTTTATCATGATAATAGATTTGGAGCGGATAGTGAACTTGAAGAGAGAATGATTTTTAATAAATATTTATATTTTAAGGATTCTAATGTAAGAACACCTGAATATTTTGCGAATACTGTTATTAATAAAAATCTGACATGTATTATTAGTAGAGAAGAACGATTCAAATATTTATTAAAAGCAAAAGATGATATTAAAAAAAAGAGATATATAAAAATGGCTTTAATAGAAGACTTTGAAAATTTATTGATATAATTATAAAAGCAAACATAAAAGCAAACATAAAAGCAAACATAAAAAAAACAAAATAATACATTTATTAATGATAAGTGTATTATTTGAGGGATGGCGCCTTTTACAGCATTCGTATGGAAATGTTTTAGCCTTTTTACTCATTCATTTGTGGAAACAGTATGGCCCAGATAAAATGAATGAGATTATTTTTTATGTTAGAGAGTGTTCATACCCAGACATAAATTGGAAGAATAATCAAAAATTGACGTATTCGCGAGAATATAATAGAATATTGAAAAATTTCAAGGCATATAATGGTGAAAAAGTTGATATAATATATAGACAGACATATCCGTATAATTTGGAACCGCCACAAACTCCAACTCCAATCCCAGTTTGCGTTTTTTATACGAGTGAGTTTGCGGTTCTTAACAATAGTTATTTTCATCACGACCCCAAACAAGATATCCGAAATTATTTAATTAAAAACCCAAATTTTTATTTTACGGCGCCATCGGAGTGGTCGTCGCGGGGTATGACCCCTTTTTTGGAAGATAAAACTCGCAACCGAATAGTTTCACACGGGGTAGATACTTCTATTTTTTATCGTCATTCGAATGATTCAATGAGGCAACAGATAAGGCGCAAATATGGCGTCCTCGACAATGATATTTTATTAATTAATATTGGCGCAATGACAATGAACAAAGGAATTTTTTTGATATTGGAAGCACTTCATCATCTGGTTATTATTAAAAAATTGCCGTTCAAATTATTATTGAAGGGGATGACCGACCTTTATAAATCGCGGGAGTTTGTGGATGCTTATATAAACCATCTTGGGTATAATGCGACAAACTTAAAATCGCATATTATTTTTATAGATGGGACGCTCAATTATTCGGAAATAAATGATTTATTTAATGCGTCGGATTTGTATATATCGCCATATTTGGCGGAGGGGTTTGGTTTGACGATGTTGGAGGCGTTGGCGTCGGGTTTGCGTGTTTTAGTCCCGAGGACGGGAAGCGCGAGTGATTATATTGACCCTATTTATAAAAATGGTGGAGAACAGTATATATATTATGTTGATTCCGTCATTATTCAGGACAATACTGGTTTATATAAGAATCAGATTGATAAAACAGGCATCATTGATATTTATCAAAGAATATCCGCAATATTAAAACTACTTTTGATGATAAAACATATTTATTATTGAAGAAGTATATAAAGAAGAATTATAGTTGGTATAAGGTTTCGACTGATTTATATAATTATTTTCGGGATATAATAGTTCAGAAGTGATTATATTTTTATAAAATAGAATATGGATATAATAAAATATTTTAGTGATAAGAATTGTTTTGTGAGGATAATAAAAACAGATAATACTGTTATAATATGGAATGATTATGACATATTAATAAAATTGAAATTGGAGGATATATTAAAATATAAGACAACAATATTGGATGAGTGTTGTATAAAAATAAGGACTGAGATTGAGAAGAAATATAAAAATAATAATCGGAAAATATCTGTAATTATTCCGAATTATAATAATGAGGCGCATATTAAAAAGACGGTTATTTCTATATTGAATAACACATATAAGAATTTGGAAGTTGTTGTGGTAGATGATTGTTCGACGGACAAATCTATGAATATATTATTACAGAATTTTGGAAATAATAGTCGTGTTAAAATATATTCCACGCAGATTAATAGTGGGACTTATTATTGTCGGAATTTGGGGATATTGATGTCAAGTGGATATTATATTGGGTTTGTTGATGGGGATGATTATATTTTACCAGAAAAATATGAATATGAGATTAAAAAATTGGAGGAGTTGAATAAAACCCGTATATTATACTGGGGGTATGGAACTGGGTTTAATAGGATATTTTATGAAGATAATATTGATAATGTAATTGAGATAAAGAAATCTAATTATTATAATTATATTTTTTATAGGAAATTGTATAATATGGTTGGATATTATCACAATAATCGTTTTGGTGCGGACAGTGAATTTATAAAAAGATTGGGAATTAATGGATATAAAATATATCAAGATAAACACGCCGTTTTTTATAATGCTTATACAACTGTTGGTAAGAATTTAACACAGATTTATAGCCCAGAAGTCCGGCGTGAATATATAAAACAACGAACTGAAACAATTAAAACCAAAAATTATATTGTTATGGCGCTCTTAGATAGTAAAGATTTTATACCAGATATAAAATATTATAAAAATAATCAGTTGAAATACATGAAAAAGAAGGAGAATTCAACACAAACGGAAAATGATATTTTATTTGAAGAATTATATAATCAGATAATTTCGAAAATAGAAACAGAGTATATTTTAAAAAGGAGGGGGGAACCGGACCAAGAGATGGAACAGGAGCAAGAGCCTGAACAAGAGCCAGAGCAAGAGCCGGACCAAGAGTCGGACAATGAGCAAGAGCAAGAGCCAGAGCAAGAGGAGGATAATGAACAAGAGTCAGACAATGAACAAGAGCCGGACAATGAGCAAGAGCCAGAGCAAGAGGAGGATAATGAACAAGAGTCAGACAATGAACAAGAGTCGGACAATGAGCAAGAGCAAGAGCCGGACAATGAGCAAGAGCCTGAGCAGGAAGAGGACAATGAACAAGAGCCAGACCAAGAAGAAATTGAATAAAAATTTAATTAAACTTTTCTATAAAAGTTTAATTTATAACACAATTATTTTTTATAAACAGGTTTACTGTCTAAAAAACATTTTTTAGATTCTTCAATTATATTAATAGCATCATTATAATCCCCAAATCCATCAACAATAGTTATCTTATTTTCATTATTTTTATAGTTTGTAAAAAAATCCTTTAATATAATTTTATCAAGTTCTGGGATATCATTAATTGAATTGATATTTTTGTATCTTCTATCAACGCTATAAACGGGATAGGCTAAAATCTTAGGGTCCCTTTCTAAATGGTCAATATCCTTACCATCTCTCATGTATAATATTCCGACAGGTTTGACTCGGATTACAGACATCGGAAAAATAGGTTGGTCGCTCATGACAACCACATCAAGACTATCTCCATCTTCGGCGGTAGTATTTTCAACATAACCATAATTATATGGGTAATTATATGCGCTCGGTAGAATTCTATCAACGCGTATTTTGTTTGATTCGCAACAGAATTCATATTTCACTTTTGAATCCTTGGGAATTTCGACAATTGTATCAAATTCATACAATTCAGACATGGGACTATATAATTTATAGATTATTTTTATTTTATCCAAAATCATACTAATTATAAATAATGACACACAATTTTGCTATATTGTTCATCTTTAATAATATTAATTTTCTCTTGAATATTCTCTTTAATTGAGTCGATATGCGTGATTAAAATTGTCTTCGAGAAATATCGGTTAATAAAATTGAATAGCATATCAATATTACTTAATCGCTCATTATCAAAAGCACTAATTCCTTCATCCAAAAATAGAATATTACATTTTGGTAATTTCGCAAAATTGCTGAGTGTTATCTTGAATGCGATGTCCAGAATAAAACTCTCCATCCCCCCGTGAATAAAAACCGATTTTGTTGAATCAGACGATGTGAAACTATCTAAAATGAGGTCGTCATTATTGATGTGTAATTTAATCTTCCTTGGAATAAAAGGGGCGATTATACTATTAATTGAGTCCGTAATTGCTGGAAGATATGCGTTTAATATTTTGAGAGGGAGGCCATCTTTACCGAGCGACTGTTCCAATATTTGTAGAAGCCCGCATTCATTCTTTTTCTCTTTCAATTCGACCGCATTTTTAATAAAAGTGTCATATTCCTTTTGAAGTGATTGTCGCTGTTGTGTAAGAACCCCATTCTTTTGATTTAACCCATTTATTTCCTTTTCAATTTCGCGCATTTTAGTTTCACACTCGTAAATTTCCGCCTCAATTTTCCTATTTTCAGCGATAATCTTTTGAGAATCTTTTATTTTTTCGATTATTTCATTATTTTTCGCGATTTTTTCCATAGCAGTCCGAATATCATAATCGAGCCCGTTATATTTTATTTTCAGATTGGCAATATTCAGCTCATACCGACCCCGCATCTTCTTCTCGCTTTCCAATTCAACAAATTCTTTATAAGTTTCAGACCCTTCAAAATCACTTCTTACCCTATTTTTGCTTTCAATCTCAGCAATTTCAACAGCAAGAGAGTAAGTCTCCGCAATTTCCTCCATCCCTTTTATGCGCTCTCGTAATTCAGAGCAGTCGGCGCTAAGTTTATCAAGTTTCACTTGAATTCCTTTATTTTCAGCCAGTTTGTTTTTGATATCCTCTTGTTTTTCGAGAATATTCGCCTCTTTTTCAATTTCGAGTTCCATTTTCGCAATTGATGATTCGAGCATTATTTTTTTGGACTTCTTTTCTTCTAACTTCTCTTTTATTTCAGCCATGGATTGGATATAAGAATCATTTTCCCCTTCAAAATCAAAACCAGAGAGGGCTCCGCAAATCTCTTTTATTTCTTTTTCTATATTCCGCAATTCTTTCTCTTTTTCCATCTTTTGTTTGACGACGGGGTGTTTCATACAATAAACGCATTTTGGGTCATATTCGTGGGATTCAAGTTCCCCTATAAATTCAATAACCGCTTTTTTCTTAATAACAAGCGCCTGATATTTCAGATGTGTCCCCTCGTTCATTTTATAAGCTTCATATTCTTGACTGAAAGTGGTTATCTTTTTATTGACAACTCCTAATTCTTTGGTTTTTGCTTTAAGCGCTTGTTTTATATCATCGCCGGATGTTTCAATTTTGAGTAGGTTTTCATCTTTCAATGTCATTTTATATAATTTGGATGCGTATTCAATTTTGAGAGTATAATATTCATCGTATAATTTTTTGAGATTCTCAATTTCTTTTTTATCAATCTTGAAATTAGCATTATTTATAATTTCGTCTGGTTCTAATTTTGAGTGTATTCTCATCATTTTTCTTAAATGTTGCGTAGATGTAAAAGGGGGGATATTTAAAGATTGTTCATCATATTTTTTTATAATATCATCCTCTCGCAAATAAAGGCGCAACCCTTCCATCTTTCCCTCCGATTCTTTTATCTGAGATGCGATTTCTTGAATTTGGACTGTCTTCTTTGTAATAGAATCCCCAGCGCTCTTATTTTCCATTTCCATTTTTTCCACGTCGTATTTTTCCGCGATATTCGGCCCCAATTTATTCCGGAGCTCCCCTATTTGATTAACAAATTCTTCTTTTTTCAGTTTTCCCTCTTGTATAGCATCCCCAATCGTCCCGAGCTCATCATTAACCCCTTTTATTTTACACTCGTAATCATCCCGACTCTTATTTTCCGTAGATTTTTCGAGAAACGTAATCGCGTTTCGGAGCGGCTTCGTTATATCCGCAATCATTTTGACAATATCGTTCCAAACGTTCAGCTTCAAAACTTTATAGAGATATTCTTTTCTTTCTTTGTCGGTCATTTCCTTGAATGAGTTCGCATTATTTTGGAGTTGGACATTCGTGAATATGAAATCGTCGTATGACCCGATTAAATCCTGAATAACTTTATCCGTCTTTTTGCGGTCCTCATCGGTCATAAGTATTGTTTCTCCGGCCTCATTAACTTTATAAAAATCATTTTTGGTTATTTTTATTTTTTCGGATAGTTCCCGTTTCCCTTCTTTTAAAATAGTGTATTTCTCTGACCCAATCTTGAAGCTCAGTTTCGTCTTGAAGTTATTACAGTGGATATTAATAATATCTTTTGATACGCCGGTCCCCCGTGTCCGGCTGAATTTTGTGAATAATGTAAATAAGATTATATCAATGAGAGATGATTTCCCGTGGCTATTTGGGGCGATAATACCAATCGGTGATTGAGAGTTCGAGTTAAATCGAGAGAAGTCGATATAATTATTAGCTCCGTATCCGAACATATTGGAGAATTCGAGGTCGATGAGCTCCCATTGGGCAAGTTCCCTATCATTCGCAATTTCGGCGTCGATATGGTATTGATTGTATTTTTCAATGATATACTCCACATCAGCTGGTTTGAGACTTTTATATGTTTCCGCAAGATATTGCGAGAGGAGTTCGCTGTGCGTCATATTGAGTTGGTTGTTCCCTCCAACGGGGGCCGTTGTTGCGTTTCCGGAAGTGGGTCCGCGCTCATCTTCCGTGATATAGTTGTGTATTATTCTCGCGTCTCTGATTGTTTTTTTAACTATGTAATTGACTGACGCAATAAAATCGGGGGAGCATTGGTTGATATTGAGTTTCAGATTGATTCCGGATTCGAGATGTTGGATGTGGGTGGGAATATTTTCGAGTTGGACCGCATCTTTTTCTAAGAATATTTGGTTATTTTGGAGATTGAAGACGAAGAATCCGAATGTATTCGGAATTTCGTGGTATTGGTGATTTCCGGCGAAGAGGTCCCAGAGGAGAAGTCCGTGGGGGTTGTTCCATTCGCTGAAATTTTGCGCGATTAGGCTACTTGCGTAGGCGATTCTTTTTCCTTCGGGGTCCAAAAATTGGAACTTATGGATATCTCCGAGGAGGGCATAGTCATATCCGGCGAAGTCATCGACTAATTTTTCCCCGCGCATTCGGAATCCAACGCCGGTTTCGCAGAGCCCCACGGACCCGTGGTAGAGGGCGATAGTGTGCGTGGTCGTGTCCCGCCTCTGAATATCCCGCGCGTATATCCATTTATTATCGATGATTGAATTGACGGCGATGGCGAGATTTTCGAAAATATATACGCCCGAGTATTTGAGGTAGTGAAAATTGGGGATTTCGATATTTTTCGTAATGGCGGTAATACTATCTTCGCGCTGGTTATTAGTCAGGAGGGCGTCGTGATTACCGGCGATTAGTATGGTCGTCGTTAATTCGGCGAGTCGTTGTAGAAATTGTTGTGTTATGAGAATTGACTCCGGTGAGAGGATATTTTTGGAGTGGAGGAGGTCTCCCGTTATAATAATAATGATATTGGGAATTTCCGATTTGATTTCTCTTATTTTTTGGAATAGTTTTTGGAAGATATCGGCGTATTCTTTTTGGCGGTTATACAAGCGGATGTGGATATCTGAGATGTGGATGATATGTGATATAGTAGCGTTCGTTTGTTTTATTACAATATCGGCACATGCATTCTTTGGTGGAATATGGATGATTTCATCTGGTTCTGATTCCTCTTCGGCTTGGCCCATGAGCGAGTCTTTATTTTTGAGAAAATAGTTGTGAAAGAATTCTAAGAAATTCTGGAATTCCTTCTTTTTTTCAGCTGATATTTTGGGATTGACAATGGTTTTTCCGATGATTGAAATGTATTTTTCATCTTTAGTTATAATTTCTTTCGCGACTTCAATAAATGTTTTATTTTTATATTTATCGAATGAGAATTTATAATTTGAGTAGTTCATGATTGATATAATGTATATATGTGGAATATTTTATATCAATTTTTGTAAAAAATATTATTTATAAAAATATGGATGACACTAAAATAACAGGAAGAATAATTGGGGGCGAAAATGTTAAGGAAAATAATAGTTATCCATTTATGGCGACCTTTTGGTATTTGGATGGTCCCTATTATAAATTTAAGGCGGGGGCTATTTGGATAGGTGGCCCATATTTTCTGACGGCGGCGCATTGCGTTTATGAACGGGACGTGCGTATGATTATGATAAGGATGGGAGACGTCCATTTGGAGAAGCAGTCTGTGGAGCTAAGAGTTTCAGTAATAGTTATACATCCCGATTTCAAGAGGGCCACACTGGAAAATGATATTGCGATTATACGGGCGGTTGAATCGCCGACGACTCGTTTTCCAAATTTAATCCCAGTTATTCTTCCATCAAATAAATACAAGATTGATTATAATCCGAAGACTCCCCTAAAAATATTGGGCTATGGTCGAGAGACATTAGAGGTTTTACCGAATCAGATGAAGCATTTATTAGAATTGCGCGAGTTGGATATTGTGATTATATCGAAAGATAAGACGAACTATAAGAAGATACCGAAAAATATGTTTGTTGCGGGGAATGTCATAAATGGGGTTTGTGTGGATTCTTGTATTGGTGATAGTGGAGGTCCGTGCTTACAGTTTATTGGGGGTGTATGGGTGCTGGTGGGGATAATAAGTTGTGGGGTCGGTTGTGGAAATATGAGCTATCCTGGAATGTATATAAAAGTTCCGCCATATTATGGTTGGATAGTGAAGTATTCTGGGATTCAATAGATAAAGGACATAAAGACAATTTATTATAATATTTTATGATAAATTTACGCAGAATAATGGAGAACTTCGGTAAAAAATCGCTAATTGGGACCGCCGTAATTGGTTATGGATTACCGGCCCTTTATAATATAATATTCGGTGGTGATGTCATTTTCGGTTATTATAGTTTATTCCTGAGTTTTTTTAGCGGCCTCTATCATTATTATGATGAGGAGCGCTATTTTGCGGAGGATTTCATTTGTTCATTTTTTATAAAGTATCATATTTTTATAAGTTATATTTGGTGGTTGAATTGGTATGATTTTATGAAATATGTATTTTTGATGGATATATTTGGCCACATCATATTTTATTATAGTGTTGTTTCTTGGAAGACGAAATGTATATGTCATGATTATTATTGGATACATAATATATGGCATCTTTTTACAGGTGGGCTCGCGTCTTATGTCGTAATGGCGGAGCCGTATGTTGAAATGGGGACGTGGAATATTTTTTATATGTTTTGTTTCGTATTTATGATGACGCAATATAATTTGAAGACGCGACTCTTCGCCAAGAATTTGATTTTCTCAACATTTTATTTATGGAACATCGCAAATTTCTACAATGTTATATCCCTATTCATATTACACGCGTGTAAGCTCCTTTTTATTGGGGATTGATAAAAGCGCGTCCGATATCGCTCTTCCAGTCGCTTTCGGGACGGTCGTGTTCATTATTGCGTTGGACCGCGCTTTTGAGAATATACGATTTTATTCCGGCGGTTTCGAATTGGTGGAGTAGTGAGTGGGTGTCTTTGGGGAAACAGGTCCCCCCGAACCCGAGGCGCCCGTCCGGTCCAGGAACGGCTGTGTGGCTATTTCCGATTCGCCGGTCTTCCGTTGCGACTTGACGGACTGTTTCATAGTCGATGTTATTTTTGCTACAAAATTCGTGGATTTCATTAGAGTAGGATACTTTAATGGCGAGGAATGTATTCCGGTAATATTTAATCATTTCGGCTTCTTTATTTGGGACAAATGTAATTTTATTATATTTGATATTTCCTTCTTCATGTGCGTCATTGATAAGCGCTGTCATTTCATTTATGAAGTCTTGATTCGCGATATCAGTTGCCTTTCGCAGACCGAATATCCAGTTGCTACATTGATAGAAGTCGTTGGCCCAATTTTTTTCTGTTAGGAACTCGGGCATGAAGTAGCAGTCGAGTTCGTCGCAGGTTCCAATTACGACGGTTGAACGAATAACAATGTGGGCCATAATACCAATTGCGCGAATGTTTTCGACTACGGACCGAACAATTTCGAGATGACAGGAACCATCTGGGTTTGATGGAGTCGGGACAGCTACGAAGATGATTCGACAATCAGCTAAATCGGAGAGAGTAATATTTGGTGGCGAGCATTTTTTGGGGTCAATATCGTATATTTTCATTGGGTGGTTGTTAGATTTTAGGATTTGCGTTGCTTTTCCAACGAATCCATTTCCGATTATTCCAAATGACATTATTATTCAATAAGATAAAATTTTATTTGTGTTTTTCCGAAATTAAAAAATTGTATTATAATATGAAAATTGGAATTGTTGGTTTAGGATTTGTTGGGGGGGCGATGGCGAGAAGTTTTGAAGAGAAAGGGGCAAATGTTCATGCGAAATATGATAAATTCAAGAATGGCGGAATTGGGAGAATTGAGGATTTATTAGAGTGTGATATTTTGTTTAGTGCTTTACCAACTGTTTATAATCACTCAATTAGGGAATATAACAAACTTCCATTATATGAGACGTGTGAGTATCTTTCTGCGAATAATTACAATGGGTTTTTTGTTGTAAAATCTACAATTGAGCCTAACACATGCGACCAGTTGGTTTCAAAATACAAATTGCGTATTTTACATAATCCGGAGTTTCTTACGGCGAGGACTGCTTACGAAGATTTTCATAATCAGACCCATATTGTTTTGGGAAAGACTGCGATGATAACAGATAAGGAACATCATAAACTTGGAGAATTTTACAAGACTTATTATCCAAATGCGGTCATAAGCTATTGTTCGGCGACGGAAAGCGAGAGTATGAAGATATTTTGTAATTCTTTTTATGCTGTCAAGATTCAATTCTTCAATGAGTTATATTTGGTTTGTCAGAAGAATGGGGCTGATTATAAAAAGGTTGTGGATATGATGTTGAAGAATGGGTGGATTAATCCGATGCACACGGATGTTCCTGGACCGGATGGTCAGTTGAGCTATGGTGGCCTTTGTTTTCCGAAGGATACAAACGCGTTGAATGAGTTTATGAAGAGGAATGATATTCCGAATCGGGTTTTGGATGCGACAATTGCGGAAAGGAACGAGATGCGGGATGATAAAGATAACTGCGAATAGGCCCTTTTTCCCCGCCAGCGGGGTAAAGGGCCTAACCCCCAAACAATTATTGATGTCCGAATTTATTTTAATTTTATTATTTTTGCTAAAATAGTTTTTATATTTTCCGAATTTATTTTAATTTTATTATTTTGGGAAAATAGTTTTTATATTTTCCGAATTTATTTTAATAATTATATTTTTTCGCGAATGATACAGATTATTTTATAAAAATAAGATTATTTGCGAAATTATAATATTGAACATTTGTTAAAAAATATACTTTTTATTTTATATAAATTATATTTTTCGCGAATGATACAGATTATTTTATAAAAATAATATTGTTCGCGAAATTATTTATATAAAAAATAAGTTTAAAAGAAATTTTGATTATATAAATAGAACAATATGGACCGCGTCGAAGAATTGTATGACCTATTAAGAAAGAAGACACCATTCTGTTTTATAAAAATGAATGATGGTGAGATTTCCGCAATTTATGACACGACCGCTGTTATATCAAGGGGCGCCGACCATTCTTCCCCCGAAATGTCTTCCAAATTACGCGCCTGTTTAGACGTCGATTTGGATAATTATTATGTGGGCGTTCCTTGTAATGTATGTCGGGGAGGTGATTACCAGCGGTGTATGGATTTGGTCAGGGAATCTACGCGAGTTATGAATACAAATGTGTTGATAAATTCTAATGTGTGGCGGACGTTGGATACGTTTCGGGAGACGATGCCTGATAGGCGCGTTGTTATTATAAGCAATGAGAGGAACATTCAGAATATAAAGTCATTGGAGAAGTTTGGAATAGTTCCTTATGAGACAGTAGTTGTTTCGGAGAGGAATGCGTTTGACGCGGATTATGACCGCGTGAGTAAAATGGAGTTTGAGGCGGGGGCCGTTATAATGTGTATGTGTGGGCCACTGGGCCGTATTTTATGTAGTGAGTGGTTCCGCCGGAATCCGTCATTGACTTGTTTGGAGTTGGGGAGCTTGTTTGACCCATTTTTGAGGGGGCGGACCTATGCTTATCACACTGGGAATCATCCGAGATGCGACGGATGTTTTCTTGCGACATCTCTTACTCCCAGTCAGAATGATGAGATTATGGAGCTTATAGAGAATCCCCAAGTAGAGAACGAGTGTTTTTATTCTTATGACGAGACATATAATTATTATGTGAATTTTTTCAATAATCGGGAGGCCCTTTTGAAGAATACACTCATCCGTTTAAAGAAGAATCCGGATGATATTTTAATGAGATATATTTGGACGCGATTTGAGGGAGATAAGTTGAAGGAGTATGTGGATAGGGAGTATAAGGGGTATATAAGAGAGGGATATACATTAGAGGTGGAGAAACAGTCGCTCCGTTTGATTGAGTTTTGTATTAGACGGCGCCCTCGTCGAATATTAGAGATTGGTTTCAATTATGGACATAGTAGTTTGTTGTTTTTATTGAATACTGCTGGACTAAACACAGAAATAGTAAGTTTAGATATTGGGGAACATTCGAAGGTTGGGGCTGATTATATTAAGCAGGAGTTTGGGCGACGTCATAAATTTATATTTGGGAATAGTTTAGTAGAGGTTCCTAAGTTGGAGGGGGAATTTGATTTGATATTTGTTGATGGGGGACATACTTTTAAGGATGCTATGATGGACATTGTAAATTGTATGAGGTTTAGTAATTCGGGGACTCTTTTAGTGGTTGACGATGTTGTGAAGGAAGGAGAGGATTGTCTTTTTTGGAATCACGGGCCTTCTCAGGTTTGGAAGATGATGACTAATGAGGGGGATATTGTGATGGAGGAGGGATATGATAAATATTCCAGAGGGCGGGGGATGGTTTGGGGGCGATATAAGAGCTTTTTATAAAAAGTTTGAATGTTATTATTCGAAGAATCAGAAAAAAGGGTGGGTGCGTTTAATTTTTGTTTTTTTATTCTTAGAAGAAGGTGTGTGGGGGCGCGCTGATTGTGTAATTGTTTTATTTTCCCAAAAATATATTTATTTTTGGGAACTTATGTTTCCGGAAATTACAAAAAGATTAGACTTGACTTCTTAGCTCAGTTGGTTAGAGCGATCGGCTGTTAACCGATAGGTCGCAGGTTCGAGCCCTGTAGAGGTCGTAATTTCTGATAGATTATGTTTATCAGAAAAAATATTTTTAATTATAAATTTTGAAATTTTAATAAATACAGCGATTTTCAAAAAATCGCTGTATTTATTAAAATTTTAATTAAATGCCTCGACAGACCTCTTACGGTTGGTAGGAGAGGTGGGCGTTTGAACGGTCGTACAGCCAAAACGCTCATCGATGTCCATCGTGCACTGCGCGTGCGGCTGTTTGATTGCCGCATCCTTCATAGCTTTCGCTTCCTCCACAATTCTTACGTACTCTTGCAGTGGAAGTGCCGCATCGCAAGTCACTTTGGATGTGTTCGCACTGTCGCCTAGTTTCACGGGCTGCACAGCTGTTCTCACGCCATCCACGAAGACTCGGATAGCTTTGACCGCCATGCTGGCTGAAAACCGGTCAGCATTCACTTCCCACACTTTCTCGCTGTCGCCCATGAAGCCTCCGGCACCAAAAGTGGCATAGCCTTGTCTTGCTGCCTCAACAAGATCCTCCTTTGTATCGATTTCAGACGCCATCATGCTTCCTTTGAAGGGGTACATAGCGAGGGCGCTTTTGAAGGCATCGAGCTGTCCAGAGTCCTGTCGAGCCGAGTTGATTAAGCTCAGCAAAGAAACTTTTGCGCATCCAGTTTGCAGCTCACCATTCAGCATCGGGAAAACTTTGCACGCTTCCGCCGCTTTGAGAAATGCTGTTGTGCCCAATGTGTCCGGTAACATCGGCATCGGGGTTGGGTAACCTTGATGCACCAGTTGGTAATACATGCAATGAGCTAGCGCTTGTGAAAACGGAATGCGCTCCTCATTATGATCGATTTCAGGGAACAAAGTCATGAACACCATGGACAGCTCGTGCGCGTGTGTACCCACTGGTGGCACAATTTTCGGCAGAGAAAGCTTCCTTGACAGCGTATACCACGCGTCCATCGACGATGTTCCGATGCAGTTTGGGTAGAATCTGCTGGCGTACCACGACTGCAGCAGCGTGAAGACGTGATGGCCAGTGCGACGACCAGCAAATAGCGCTCCTTTCATGGATGGGCAGGACGTCTTGGCCAAATTGATAGACAGATGACACCTGAACAGTGATTCGTACAACCATCTGCCAACAGTCACCCCGCGCTTTCTGAGATGGTGCATCAGAGCCACTTGGTACACTGTTTGCATCATCGGTGTTTCCAAGAAAGTAACCTTATTCCAAACGCCAGTGGCCTCAATGTGAAGCTTTTCAGATCGGAATTCAGAGGACGCCGACTTCGGGCTGCTTTTCGAGTCCCCGCCCACATACACGCAAATTGCCACTTGACCATCAGCTACGTCGTCAGGACGCAGCGGACGATTGTAAATGAGAGTATCTTCGTAAAAATCTGTTGCCGAGCTTCCGGCTGATCGCTGCGCTCGAATTAATGTGTCTGGAGACTGACTCGGACCACAAATGCGATCAATGTTCTGTCGCCAAAAAGACTCAACCGGTTTGCCTTGAACGGACGCAAGCACAACATCGTGGTTGAAACTTCGGCACTTCAGAGCATCCAGCGCTTGAATTACATCATTCTTAATGCCGCCAACGTTTTTGAGCAACCTTTCAGCCAGCGCCTCATCTCGAATTTCCGCCGCGAATGTGACCACAACACTTCCTTTGGCAAGATCTTGACCTGCTTGAAGCACAGGCGCCATAGACAGTTTGTAGTAATCGTTACCAATGGTTGCTGACGAGAAATCACCTTTTGAGCTCTCATCAAAAATCGCCTGCAATTCAGACCAATTCCCCTCTAGATTCTCGTTGAACTCCCGTCGCAACGGATGGTCAACACCATAATCACCCAATTGCTGCCCACTTGCTTCCTGAAATTCCTGCTGCAACGTCAATCTGGTGGCGCATGGCACGCAACCACGAGGAAGCGGCACCAAAGACCAATCAGGCTCACAGCAGTGAGGGGCTGCAACTCGAGTGAAATCGCCAGTTCCGTTGCCCAATCCATGCGCCACGGCAATACCATCGGACCCTTTTTCAAAAGAAGTTGAAGGAAAAGATTTTGAAGGCTGGTGCATTGAATCATCGTGCCCGAAATCATCCCCACCTCCCCGCGCCCCTGCTCGCAGCACAGAAACATCAGACTCAACAATTTTGGCATTATTTGGAGAACTATGATGAAGAAGAATTGAGTTGCAACCATGCGTTTTGACATAGACTATATGGTTACTTTCATCAGTATCGGAGTTATTTGTTGATTTTTTCGAACAATACAACGGGTTAACTAAATTTAGATTTTCCATTTTATCTCGCTAATTTCTAAAATTTTTGTTCATTTTTACCATCAATTTTTATTTAAATATTTAGTGCGTTTATTTTCCAAAATTTTTTTCTCACTATAAGTTGAAACCGGCGTGGCGCAGCGGAAGCGCGCGGGGCTCATAACTCCGAGGTCATAGGATCGAAACCTATCGCCGGTAAAACTAAAATATATAATGTATATTTTAGTTCATAAATATTATCTTATAACTTTTATACATTATGGGAAATACAATTAAAAAGATGTTTTCGTCAAGTAGTCCAGATGAACAGCAGCAACAGCAGCAACAGCAGCAACAGCAGCAACAGCAGCAACAGCAGCAACAGCAGCAACAGCAGCAACAACCGCAACAACAGCAAACGCGACAAATTCATCATACTATGCCTCAAATAAATAATTTAAATAACATAAAACCGGTAAGTTGGACAAATTCTGCTCCGATTACAAAAAAAGGAAAACCGATTGTTCAGTTAAAAACGCATATAAATAATAAAAATACGCAGAATATAAATAAAAAAAATAAAAGTTGTCCAATTCATTCAAAATTTGTTTTTCATTTTATTCGTCATGCGGAATCTTGTTCAAATGAACAACAAAGAACAACTGGTTTTTTTAATAAATATAAAAAAAAAATAATTTCTGGAAGTGAAATTGAACCATTTATTTCAAATAAGGGAATTTTAGATTGTAATGATAGCAAACCAGAGTATGAAAAGTACATGACTAATAAATTAATATCAAATTATTTTTGTAGTTGCTTACAACGAACATGGGACACTGCTTATGTTTTATTTGGAGAAGATACAATCGAAAAATTTGTGGTAGGTCCTTATTTAAAAGAAGATATGAAATCTCCATCAAATTTACCTGTTTTATATAATGAAAATGTGTGGAGATTTAATTTTTTTAAAGAATATGCTAATAAATTAATACAAAAATCACAGCAACCGCAATCAAACTCCGCAAGTAATCAATCGCAACAAAACCCTCTAACTCAACCGCAATCAAACTCCACAGGTAATCAATCGCAACAAAACCCTCTAACTCAACCGCAATCAAACTCCGCAAATTCACAGAAAATAAATAGACAAAATTCAAAAAATTGCCCAAGATATTCTGGTGATGGTTCTGCCTTATATCCTCCAATATATTATGAATCTGATTTAGATAAATTTATATTATGGTATGTTGAGAATTTTAAGTTATTAAATAAATGTAATAAGTCTAATAATTCTAATAATCCTAATAAAGAAATTCATATAGTTGTAGTATGTCATAGTCATATAATACAAGCATTTGTTAAAGACAGAATGACAATTGAACAATTGAATAACAAATTACAAGAAAAAGATAAAAATATAACTATTACTGATTATGATGATTATTTTAAAAAATATTTTAATTATTGTATAAGTGTTAATGTTGAATATAATACATCTCAAAATACAAACAAAGAAATAATTAGTAAATATAATAAAAATTATAATAAATCATTAGACTTACTTCAAGGTTCGAAATATTCAAATACTATAACAACTGGAAATAAGTTAAAAAAATCAGAAGATATAATGAAAAAAATTGTTCCTGTGTGTGGTTTTGGTAATATATGCGTTAGAAAAATTAGTATAGGTTATATTGGAAGCAATAAAGAATCGCATAGTAATATTACATCAAGTCCAATTTGTAAATTTTCAAAAAATGAAAATTTTACATCTAATAAAATATTATCAGGTATAAATAGTTCTGATATTAGCAGTAAATAATATGAAAATGTTTAAAAAATATTTAGACAAAACAACTGTTTATTTTGACAATTGAAGAAAGAAACAAAATTTATTTAGTAATGGTGTATGGTCTCATTATTGTAGAATATTTCTTAAATTGTTTTGAAGTAATAAATAACGACTGTTATATTATATTTTATGATTTTTTTACATTGTAAAAAGTATCAGGTTATTTTAGGTTGTTGAGAGAATGGAAGATAAACAAATTGTTGTTTTGCGTAAAAAGAACAATATTTCAATACTAGCATATTTATAGCTGTTTTCAAAAAAAACTATACTTTTTTGAAAATAGCTGTAATTAAAAATATGAATTGATTCCGGATTAGAAAAATAATTTTAGAATTATAATTTAATGAAAGTAAAAATAAATAATATTTTATTAGAAAAAAATAATATTTATACAACATTACAGATAAATAGAAAACCAAAAATTGTTGTATCTGAAAAAGATAAAGAGAAATATAAAAATAATTTATTGACACTACTAATTGTAGATCCGGACGCGCATTATCCAAGCAATCCGACCGAGAAATACATGCTACATAATATGATAATAAATAATGATGAAATTATTTGGAGATATAAATCGCCAAATCCTCCGATGGATTCCGGCCCACATCGATATTACATACAGTTGTATAAACAATCAAATCGAATCAAATTGGATAAACCAATTGCACAACGAAACCAATTTGATTTGGAGTCGTTCGTTAAAAAATATAAGTTGAAAAAAGTAGATGAATTTGTATTCAAGTGTAGAAAATAATAATTTTATTTTATGAAAAATATTTTTCATAAAAATTTTATGCGTTTATAAAATATAAAATCATAAATTTATAAAAATAATATTTGATAAAATATGTCTAAAACAACTACTAAAAATGGAAGATTATGTAATCAAATAATTCGAAATTTATCGTTGAGCTTACTTGCTAAAAAATACGATTTATATGTAGAATATTCTAATTATGAAGATATAAATAATAATTTAGGAATAAATTTACATGTAGGTAATAAAAAATATGAGAAAACTAACAAAATAACAAATACAAATTATATAAAACATCTTAATGAGAATCTTAAAGTAGATTATAACTTAAATATGATGAATGATTATTTTCAAACAGAAGAAATAACAAATATTTTACAAAAACATTTAAAGGAACAAATGAAAAATATAATAGATAAAAATCCTTATAAGGACCGTTATAATAATAATAATGATGTATTTTTACATATTCGATTAAATGATACAAAGAGATGGAATGTAGGAATAGATTATTATATTCATTGTATCAAATTATTACAATATAATAATATATATATTGGAACTGATAATTTTAATGATAATATAATCATAAAACTAAAAACATTATATCCAAATATTATATTTTTCAAAGAAGACCCGATAAAAACAATTCAATTTGCGAGCACTTGTAAAAATATTATATTATCACATGGCAGTTTTTCTGCGCTAATTGGATACTTAGGATTTTTTTCAAATGTATATTTTCCAAATAAAAATCCACTTTGGTGTCCATTAGGATTATTTACGAATAAAGGATTTATTCCAATTGCGGTTTCTTAAATAAAAATATTTTTCATAAAAATTTTATGCGTTTATAAAATATATTTTATATTTTGTAAAATTTTTATGAAAAATATATAATATATATAATAATGGAGTCTAATTACAAAATATTATGAGTTAAAAAATGATGTAAGTAATAAATTTTGGAAGATTTCTTATAGAGATGGATATTATAAAATTACTTATGGAAGAATCGGAAGTAAAGGAAAAACTGTTGAAAAAGAGGAGAATATTACAAAAATATTGAAGTTGATAAAAAGTAAAGAAGAGAAAGGATATAAAAAAAAATAATTTTTCATAAAAATTTTATGTGAGCGTTTTTACAATACGCGAAAATTTGTTATAAAAAATAAAACTGATTGTTATTTTATACAGTAAAAGGAGATTTTATAATATATTTGTTCGCGATTTTATGATATTATCTGTTTGCGATTTAACAATACGCGAAAATTTGTTATAAAAAATAAAACTGATTGTTATTTTATACAATAAAAGGAGATTTTATAATTTATTTATGTAATTTTTTATAATATTATCTGTTTGCGATTTAACAATACGCGAAAATTTGTTATAAAAAATAAAACTGATTGTTATTTTATACAATAAAAGGAGATTTTATAATATATTTATTTGCGATTTTATAATATTATCTGTTTGCGATTTAACAATACGC